CCAATGAAGAATCGGTAAGATCAAAAACTAGATTATTATTTTTTGTTACAAATAATTCTGGATTAATTGGAGATAGTTGATGGTTTGACCCACCTGTTGAACCCAAACTTACAATAGTTGGTGGATAGTTGATAGCATCATAATAAGTTTGAGTTAATTGGATATTGTTATCATCTATTCGGTAAACAAAATATTCACCTGTCCCAAGACCACTTGAAACTAAATTAGAGTCATAAAATACTTTATCACCTGTTTTTAATCTGTGAGAACTAATTGTAATTTTATTGTTAGTTAAATCAACGGCCGATGAAGAAAATCCAACAGGATTGATTAGAATTTTATTTCTAGAAGAACTATATTTAACAATCACTGCAGATGATGTTCCTACACCAACAGATTCATTTGCGTTTACAGTTAATGTAATTGAATCGCCATTTGTTAAAGAATGTGCTGTTGAGACGGAAACTCTAGCATTAATTTTTTGGAGTGTTCCAGTTACTTGAGTATCGTTTGATTCAAGTAAATAGTCAAACTCATTAGATCCATTATTTACAAAGAATAAACCATTAGTACTTGTAGTAAGTCCAACTTGAGTTACAATTCCAATATAGTCTCTTGACTTATTGATTATGTAAACTGTCTGACTATTTCCACTACTTGGCAGATTAAAGGTTGTTCCACCAGAAGAATTTGATACGGTCAGCGCAAGTCCAACTGATGGTTTGGTAAGAGTGACCGCCTGATTTGTTCTAAATGGATGATTTGGTAAATAAATGCTTTGCGATGGAATTGAAACTACTTCAAGTAATTCACCTTTGGTGTAGTTTACAGAAGTACCAATTCCTACAATTGTACCAACACCAACTGTTTCTCTTGGATTGAAGTAATATCTATCATCAACTTTAGACTCAAAATAGTCAGATTTTACTGGTAACGTTAGATAACTTGGAATTAAATCTACATATGTTGACGCAGTATGAGCAGATCCAGATACCCCCCTCTTAACTCTTATGATATTCTTGTCTGCAAACTTATTAAGAACAAAAAGTCTTTCAGTTCCTATTCCAATGCTACTGCCGATTGAAATAGAATTTGGAATATTGGATAAGTAAACATCAGTTACAACACCAGCAGTAGCATTGGAAGATATTTCTTTGTAAACTACTGTTCTGACAGTGTTGACTCCAATAATATGAGAACCAGTTAAAGATTTTATTGATGTTGAAAGACCCGATACTACAACTCCATCACCACTAAGTAAAGAGTGTGATGTTGAGATGTAAGCAGAAACTTGATTTGGATTATCCCAAATAAAGATTACATTACTGTATCCCTCAACAGTTGTTTGAATACTAGTGATATCCTTACCAGTTATGCTGCTAACATAGGCACTTAGACCACCACCATTCGTTCCATCATTATCAAATTCAACAGAATCTCCTATTTTATATTCGCTACCAGACTCAATAATTTGGAATGATTCAACAGATCCTTTAGTTACGGAATCAACAATTGCTGTTTGATCAACATATTCATTTGATTCAACAATAAAATCATTATCCGCATATGTATCAGATACTTTATATGGGAAGGTATTTCTAATTAAATTTGAACTATTAAAGTCAAATGTGCTCTGATCAATAATAAAGTTTTCATTTACTGGATTTGATCTATAAGAATTTCCTATAAAATAAGGATATTTTGGATCTAAAGTTCCAGTAGATGTATTTGTGCTTATACCAACAAAGTAAGCATAAACTCCATCTGGATAATCTGGAGTTTTACAATATCTACCATTATTTTCATCTAGATCACCCGAATCTGTAAATGAATAGTCTTCAACAAAAAATCCTACAGCAAATGCAGAGGGTCTATCAATTACATTAGAAGAACTGGAAGAATATCCAGTTTGTAAAAGTCGTATACCAGAATTCTCATTAGATGGGTTGCTATATCCATAAGGACCATAAATTGGATTTCCATCATATGCCCACCCAATAATTGGTGAGTGATCTAATCCACTATCATCAAAATAATTTTTACCAATGTTTGTAGAGTATCCTACAAAAGAATATTTCAATTGATCGTTAGACTGGACTAGTTTTTCAAATCCATATCTAGCAAAATTATTAATTGATAATCCTCTAATTTTTGGTTCAATAATCGCCCCAGATCCAGGAGCAGTCACCTTAATTGTAGTTTTGTCTAATGTATAGTTTACACCAGAATTAAGAACAATAATTTCTGAAATATATCCATTTTGAACAATTGCTCTCAACTTCGCCCCAATACCATCACCCTGTACCTCAAGATCTGGAGCAGCATTATACTCAGATCCTCTACTTTGAATTTCAACAGAAACAATTCTGCCATTATTAATGATTGGTTTTAATTGACCATTCTTACCATTTTTGATGGTTACAGATGGTTTCTTTTGAAGATTTAAAATATCAGATCCATATCCAGATCCACCCTCATAAACATAAGCATCAACGATTGATCCACGTACAACTGGTGTTGCTGTTATAACACCAGAAGTTCCAGAATACTCAACATTAATATTGACTTGAATTTGAGGGTACTCAAAATTATGATAACCAGATCCAGTAGATGCTAATTTGATATAATTTTTACGAGTATAATTAGATGTTACAGTTCCACCAATCCCAGCATCTGATAATCTAAATGCGTTATCATTTAATTTAATAACATAGTATTGATTTATTGTAGAGAGACCAGATATTGTAGTTCCTGTGCTAGAATAAACAACTTTTTCACCGTCACCAAATCCATGATTAGCAAAATTAACAGATGAGTCTATTGTAGATATTCCTACAGGTTTTACAATTAGTTTTCTGTTTTGATATCCACTTCCTGGATTAATTACTTTGACAGACTGTAAAGTATTTTTATCATCATAAATTCTAAATTTATGAACTCCAATATTACTTGCCGTCGTAAATCCTACCGTATTAATTCCAACATAATAGTCGGAAAAAGTTTGATGTAATTTTATAGATGTTGGGTTAACAATTGATGCGTAATATACAGATCCACTCTGTAGAGTCTTATTCTGATCAGTGTTTAAACCACCAAAAGTACCAATGCTTACTGGATTGTTTCCATTTTTATTATAAACAATTGCTTGACCATTTGATAGATTGTGATTATTAATAAAGGTTATAGTTTCGTTAGTAACATCTATTCCACCAGATTCTGTGTTCAGTCTGGCATCAAAAGATAGTTCCCTATATCTTTTTCCAATAATAGGTTGTAGTACAACTCCGCTGCCATTTCCACCAGTTACAGTTATTGATACCACATTATCAATATCAAAGTCTTGTGGATCAACATAAACTGCTGTTACGATACCACTAATAACAGGACGAACTAAACATGTAGTACCAGACCCTGGATTTGAAATTTGAATGGTGGGTGGATTAATTACATCATAATTTAATCCACTGTTTAATATTTCTACATTTTCTATTGGACCATAATAAATTTGATCATCGGATTTGTAGTTTGTAATTTCAACACCGTTGATTAGCATCCCAACTGGTCCAGGAACAGTTTCTACACCATATCCCGATTCAATGTTTGGATTTATTGGAAACTTTTTAAGTAATTTTTGTGGTCCTATTTTTTTACCACTATTTTCCAATAATGTAAACGTATGACTACCAGTTCCAGACGAGAGTGGTTCAAATTCAATATAATCATCAATAGGTATAAAAGATCTTGATGAATAAAGTCTAATTTGGTTCTTATTAGTTAATACCTTTACATAATAAATTCCTTCAGAGAGACCCGTAATATCAGTTGTTTGTGGAGAATAATAAACGGCATCACCGGTGATGAAAGGTACATCACTATCAAACGATAGAATGGAGTACTTTAAAGTTGAAGCATCATATCCCTGGATTCTTGATCCAGTTGCTTCAACTAAAGTTGCTTTAGAAATATTCTTAGTTATTTCATAAGATGGTAAAGAGTTTGAGGCAATGTAAAAATATTGATCAGAATCATTGTAAACATTTTGAACATCTGAAGTAATTACATTATTACCATAAACAATTTCTGCACCAGAACTAATAGACTTGTTTAGATTTCTTCTGATATCATAGGAAAGTCCAACTACTGGGGCAAATCCCGCCAAATTATCAAGTAAAATTTCTTTTGTTAATGGGTTAATGTTTTTTACAATAGCACCACTAACAACTACATTTTGTGTTCCTCTTACTAAAACATCTATGTTATCATTTTCCTTTAAACTTGATTTATCAATTTCAGAATACAGAGTGTAAGAAGATCCAGAGATCTCTTTAATTTGATATCTAGATGATGTATTATAAATCCAAGAATTTGAAAAAATTTGTTTTTTGGTTTTATCTTCTTCTGGATTTAGAATTTTTTCACCAAGATTTTTTACAAAAATTCTTTCACCTTCTGAAGTTAATTTAATATCAGAAGTTGGGACAAATTCAGATAAAACTCCAGTAATTCTGAGCTCTACTTTTTTAGTTAAATCTCCATTTTCATAACCATAAATTGTTTCGTCCGACCTTAAATCGGAAGACGAACTAATAGCAGAAGATATTCCACTACAATTTAAAAATTGGTTGATTGTTTTATCAGTATATGTGATACTATTACCACTGGAGATAACGTTTCCTGATGTACTAAAACCAATTGTTGAATCAACTGTGATTACAGAGGAACCAACTGAAACAGTTCCTATTACCTTGGTTTTTCCTGGGATAATAAATGTACCTTCAATTAAGTCCTTTTCATCAAATCCGACAAATAATCCTAATTTGTAATATGTCCTTCCTTTTCTACTAATAATTTCAACTTCAGACACTGAAGCTTGAGTATTTACGTCAGTTGATTTTCTAATTGTTTGTCCAACTAGATTATTTGGATCTCCAGAAATTCTTTCTGCAAGTACGATTTCTCTTCTAATAAACTGAGCAGAAGATGGTTTTAAAAGATATTGCTCAAGATCAATTACCTTTGGTGTAACTCCATACAAAACATTAAAAAGAATTCTAAAAGATTCTTCTGTTCCTTTTGATTGGTAAAATGCCTTAGATTCCTTAATAAAATTACTTACATCTAAATTAGATACAAAATCAACGTTTTCTAATCCAGGAGTAAGAGTGTACTTAATTTTTTTATAAAATTCTTTTAAAAATAAAGAACTTAGATTGGAAACAATTTTACCAGAAGTATGTGATGTTGCTGAAGAAGTTGAAAAAACTAATTCACCTGGAGCATTATCAGCATGATAAGATGTAATTCCACTAAATCCGCGAACACATCCGATAAAAGTATTAGTTGTTACTCCAGTGTAGGTAATGATCTCATCATCAATCTTAAAGAGTCCATATTGATTTGGAAACCCTTTAGTGCTATCTACTTGAATTGATGAACTTGTGCTAGTAATACCAACAGATAGAAACGTCTGACCAGTAATTACTTCAGGTGTTAAATTATCTAATCTTAAATATTGATCTAAATTATCTACAATATCAACCGTTCCACCAGAAAATTCCTGTGAAATATAATATTGCTTTAAAAATTCTGATGCCTTTGGACTCTCTGATAAAATATATTCTGGAAGTTGATTTTCAACAATCTGTTGTATTTGTACTCTTGTTTCAAACCCTGTTGCTATCATCTTATATCCTCTTTAGTTCCCCGTTTAGATAGTTTGAAGTTACCTTAAACCCAATGCCAGATATTTGTTCCCCAGAAGAAATTGTATCTTTAATCATATTTATGGTACTATCCGCAACACTAAAACTTAGATATAGATCTTTAAGTCCAATAACATCGTTGGATTCTGGGTATGCTTGAACTTGAATTATATTATTAGTTAAGTCTGTAGCAGTTATGTTGATGGTAGTTAAAAGTATTTCTCCAGTCGTATAGTCAATTGTTCCAGCAGATTTGATGACGACAATATTATCAATACCATTTGGATTTGGTTTAACAATTGAAACATCTCCCATACCACTACCATCTAGATTTCCATTAACATCTTTCTTAGGAACATCCGTTAGGTATACAGTGTCTGCTTCTCCAGAAATTCTAAATCCAGTGCTCTTAATATTAAATCCTTTTGAATTAATATGGAACTGATTTCCAAAGCAAAGTTCGTATTGGGCAAAGTCATTTACAGCAGCTTTTAGATTTCTTCTGATAATAACTCTGGTAATATTAGATGTAATCGCAGTATCAACATCATCAATAATTCTTACTAACTTACTGTACTTAAATCTACCACCAAACTTATTGACATCTGTTGATGATGAATAAGTTGTAAGAGCATTGGTCACTCTGGTTTTTAGATCATTTACATTAGAAACCTTAGGTGAATCATAATAGACTGCAGAGTCTATCTCTACATAAAGAACCTTGAGATCAATAATTGACTGGTTAATTCCTGTAAGAGAATAATTCTTAAGTTTATTTAAAATTTGTTGCTTGTCAAAGTCAGAAACATAATCACCATTCTTTGGTTTAATGCTGATTAAAACGGTTCCAAACTGAGGTGGGTCTAGTTCTTCTCCACCAACAACTGAAACTGATTCTGTGTTTGGATAGATTTGTTGAATAATAGATTCATAATCTCTTCCCGTTACTGCTCTATACTGTGATGAATACAGACGGGGAGCAAAATATTTGATGGAATCAATACTTTCAATCTCCCCACCATTGGATGATGATGCGGTAGTTACAACAGAAACTGTTGATGATGGAGTCACAATCTCATCAGAAGATCCTCTTAGTGATCCAGAGAAAGAAAAGAGTGATGCCCCATTACCATCTTTCCCATCAGTAACGATATAGGTTACGGTGATGATCGTTCCATTTTCTAATTTCTTACCAAAAATACCATCACCAAATAAAAGTTCGTATTTTTCGTCCTTTATTTCTTGAATTAGATAAGTTTCTGATGTGCTCTGAACATTTAAAATATTATCAACTAATGTATATTCCCTCCCCAATCCAGTATCAGAAATACCTTTTACATAAACAACAATCGTAGAGGTGTCAATAAAAGAATTATCTAAAATAAATCTTTGATCTAATGACCCATCAACAACAAACTGGTTACGAAGAAAAGTTCCTTGATAAATGCTGACATCGCTAAATGATGCCACACCTCCAGTTACAGTGGTCGTGATATTTTCTGGAACTGAAAAAGTATAGGTCGTGTCTTCAATGCCACCAACGCACACTAGACCTGCCTGTAAGGTCAGTGTTGGACTTGTTGTGGTAGTTGGCACCGTTAATGAAACAACCGCTTTAGACGCCGTTCTAGAGCGTGGTACGTATCCAATATTTCTTGCTAACGAGACAACGTTTTCTCTTAAAGATGCAGAGTCTAGGAAAGACTCATTCACGACCATGTTGGAATTAAATGCCGTGATATAAGTGTTATATGCTAGAGTATCAATTAATACAGAGAAGTTTGATCCTTCAAAATCAAAGTCTGTAAAATTTGAGTTCGCACGAAGATAATCCTTTATAGAAGTTTTGATCTGATCAAAATCTAGGTTGGTAAACTGTGTAAAAGGCATTTTATCTTGTTGCCTCTAGGATAAATGTAAATTCTTGAGTCGGGAAGTCTTGTCCAATAATGTCAAAGAATATGGTTGCCTCAAACTCATTAGTATCTGGTCTAGGAGTTACCTCAACAGAAACGTTTTCAACTCTGGTTTCAAAGTTGCGTATCGCAAGTTCAATTTGATTTTGTATGATTGAGGCAGTACCAAAATCAACAAATTCAAAAAGACTACTACGAACGTCAGATCCAAAAACTGGATTGAAGAACTTTTCTGTAGGAAGAGTCTCTACAATGTTCCTGACTGATCTTTTTATTGCGTTTTCGTTTCTCAATATCGGCAAATCCTTTGTGACCGGATGAGGTTCAAAGGATAAACTAATATCTTTAAACGATCTAGATATCCTTTGTATTGCCATCGGACAAAAGTTTCTTGCTTTATTTATATCCTATTTCCAAGGTGAACCATATGTTGGTTCAGTTCCATAACTCCAATCATCGTAATCTTCATCATTACGAATTTTCTCATGAAGTTCGGTTTGTTTTTTGAGATTGTGCTTGGGTGCCAAGTCATGATAAATTTCCTGAATGACTCTTTTTGGTGAATTTAAGTCATAATCAGTGATTAATTTCGTGGTTCCCCACATCTCTCTCATGTAATTTGAATCTCTATCGACTGGTAGATTAGACATTTTAGCTCCTGTTTTAATGAATAAAACAGAACTTTTATAAAGGAGGTTGCTATCTCCTTATTTCTATTTAACGATCCAGTTCGCGCAGTGAATATGAGTCTGAATTGAGGTATTTAAGTATTTCAAGAGCAATTAATTTGGGATTTCCTTCACCACAGGTGTATACATCTACTGCCAGACACCCATTTTCTGGCCAAGTATGACAAGAAACGTGACTTTCGGCAAGGGCAATGACGACTGTACACCCTTGTGGAAGAAAACAGTGCGAAAAAGTGTTCAAGATCGTCATCTTCGCACGTTCAATACCTCTAATCATGACGTTCTGAAGAGAATCTACGTCATTGATCAGGTCAAAGTCAACATCATACACCTCTAGGAGCAGGTGTTTGCCCATTGAAAACTGTTTCAACTCAACTTTTTGGTAAAAATTTATTTATTTTGATTCTAAATCGGTAATTTGGTACATATAGTGATCAGATGTCTCAAATTTTCTCTTATTTTCAACTGAATAGACCGTTAAATCAATTTCATAACCTGGATTTTTGCCAATTCGGTTGAATGTCCAGGCATTATCATACCAAACAATGCGATTATTTGGATATGCGTAGTAATTTCCTGTTTCTACTTTAAATAAATGAGCACATTTATGCTCTGGAGTCTCTGAAAAGTTAAGATCTGGGACACCTTTGTTCTCCCAGGACCAGTCAAGAGTGAACATGTAGGATCCCACGACCTTTTTTCCATCGGGACGAATTAATTCTGCCTGTAATCCAGCGAGACGAGCACGTCTTTGAACGTCAATGTATGGGGAAAAGCAATCCCAATACATAATGTCCTCTAAAGGTTCAATCGGTGCGTCTGGTTTCCAGCAAAAAGCGTGAAGTGGCCTGCGAGTCCAATTCACACCGTTTTCTAAAAATGCCTCAAACAGAGGAACTCTTTTTTCAATGCTCGCAACAGAATGAACATCACATTTGGTTACTTCACCATGTCCCATTTTATGGTTAAAAAGGAATTCATTACGAATATAACAGGACCAATCTGGAAGACTATGGTTTAAGTAAGCCATGTTTAACCTTTACCTTGACCCCTATACTTTTTACGAGCATTATTACGAGACGAAGCGGCATACTTGGTTCCTGCACCGCTTCCCTGACGAGACTTTTTAGGGGTCCCAGGCATATAAGAGGAGTTCTTATTCAGACCGACTTTTGCTTTTGCTGCCATACATTATTCTCCAATAAAATTTCAGTTTCAATATCTTCAGGATTTGGAGAACCTGTCTGATAAAATTCAATCGACAGATCCTCCATTACATTGAAATATTCTTCTTCTGTAAGACTTGAATAAATTCTTCTTCCCTTACAGAGAATATTATATCGTTCGTTAGTCATCAAATGATTCTTGTCTTCTCGTGACCAACTCTGATACGAGGATCGCACCAGATTTCAAAACCTGCTTCCTTTGCATCCAAACAGAACGATACGTCTTCTCCACACATGTCCTGAACCTCACCAGACTCAAAGACTTGCATCTTTGGTGCAAACCAAGGATACTTCATCTCTGAGTGTTCAAAGACTCCGTTCTTAATCAACAACCAACCAAATCCAGCATAATCAACAGTGAATGGTTTCCGACGCTTTGAGATACTCTCAATGGTTTCGTGATTCATAACACCACCATTGTTACGGAAATCATCCTCTTCCATCCAGTGTGCCACTGAAGTCGTGCGACCGTCTTCCGTACAATACCATCCAGAAGCAATGTCTTGATCCATCAGAACAAGTTGCCAGAACTTTTCAGTATTGAAAACAATATCACTATCAATCCATAACTGCCAATCATACTTCAGTTTACCATCCCAGGGAATCTGATCAGGTCCACGAAGTACATTTGCTCCAAGACACTTGCAACGGGCAAAGTTCACCATTGAAGAATAATCTTGTGAGATTTGGATACTGGCGCCAGCCTGCACCAAATCAAAACAAAGTTGAACAAAATTCTTTAAGTAAGTATATGAGACCCCTCTTCCAGGTAGACAGAATACAACTGTTTTGCCCTTTACCATCTCACGGGCCAAGTTGTAATCCCATTCAGGTTCTGAAGCGGTCGGAGTCTTTGCTTTTACGGTAAATCCTTTAGCCATAATAGAATGCGTTTACATCAATGATCATACAGTATTATATAGTGAATGTCAATCGCTGTCCTTTTCGGTAATCACTAAATCTCCGCCCTCAATTGACAAACGGACCTCTGTGTCTTCATACCAAGAAAGATCGTTTGCAATCCATTCAGGAATCACAATATAATACTCACCAGTAATTGGATCGACCTGTACGAGTTGAAAATTTTCTCCGGAATTTTTTTTCATTTCAGGTATATGAATCTTCTTTTTCAGATTTATATAGCACTTTATATTTTACTCGCGTCCGTAACACTTTGTAGGTTAGGGGGGACCCATGGTTTTTATATAACGGGGGCGCCGCCCCGAACGCAACGGGACGGGGGCACTGCCAGATCACGAACGAATGTTATACCTAACCACGCCCTTCGTAGTTAGTATGAAGACCCGCAAGTTCCCACGCAGGGTAACCATCAATGCCCGCACGATTGAGTGAACGACCGAACGTATCATCACGGTGAGAGTTAAGTTGCGAACGACCCTTTGCAACGTTGGTGCTCACCCATACGGTCTGACGGGTGTTAAGATCGGATGCGATGTTGTAGAGTGCCATGATAACGAATGAGGAATGTGTGTGGTTTAGTGTAACTCAGTCACGGGTAGAATCGAACACCGAATAGAAACAATCCCATGCCCAAGTGTCGGCAACGAATGTATCAATGCCGCACTGATCACAGACCCATTCGTAGGCACTGTCACAGTCTGCATTAGTCTCAACCACGAAGTTATAGAGAGAAGCAATAGCACCACGGAAGCAATCATTCTCCATTTCAGACACCCACCACTTGCCAGTTTCAGTGCTTTTGTTGATCATCTTGCCGTCGATGGAGAATGCTTTGATCACGGACATTTGAGTTGCTTTTCTTTGACTCTTTTAGTATTGCATAAAAAAAGTGTCCACGGGGAGAATCGTGGACACCTTATCAACTGTCACCAGATAACAGGATTGCCCTGCAGATCGGTTACAGTTCCCTGTTCATTGTCGGTTGCGATAGAGTCAAGAATCTGCAGAATTTGCGAACCATCTTTACCTTGACGAAGCAGAGAGATTGCGAGGTTGAGAGTCATGAAATGAAGGAAAAAGATTAACGAATGGCGGTGAGTTTGATGTCATCACCAGGACAGAAGTTCAGTTCAGACGCATACCAGAGAAGAAGGGAATTGTGCCAAATTGTGCAGAGTGAAAGAACCATTGAAAGTTCTTTTGAAACACACTCTCATCACCAATTCCGTGCTCACGCAGAATAGCATTGAGGCGCGATTTGGTGGTGTTAGATTGATGCCCACCATCGAACAATTCGATCCAGGTTTCACCAATGCGAGCGATCAGATTGCCATGGAGAAACACATCAGAAACGTTCGAACATGCAACGACTTCGGTGTTATCAAGTTTGAAATCTTTGCCAGCAGTGATAGCGGCATTCATCAGACGTTCGATCTTACGCATGGGAGGAATTCGTCTCAACAAAGGTAGTATGGATCAAATCAGGGGACTTTGCAAGGGGGGTTGTGCCACTTGTTCAACTGGCACACTGAAAGCGCCCAGCGTTGAAGTTATGATACGCAAAGACCTCACGATTGACCAGTTTGAACATACCAAACTCATTGGTCATCACATAACCCTCTGCATCAATTCTGTTGTATCCGATATAAGCAGCAGGATCCATGTTGCGGCACAGGAAGAGACAATCATCTTTGATCGACTTCACCAATGCCCACAAACGAATCAGGTTAGGATCACAATCAAAGTCTTCTGCAACGATGTTATCACCCGAACGAATGCAGGCGTTCAGTTGCTGTTTGATCTTTGCCGCTTCCTTATCAGAAACAAACTCACAGGCAGTAGACATTTGACGGGCGAAATCTACGACCTCTTTCACATCAGCGAAGGACTCCTGATTGTGAAGAATGTATGCATCAGGTTGCACAAACTTCACCGTCTCAGTATCATTCCAGATGCTACGGTCAGGGAATGCTTGTGCATCACGCAGATCGTTTGCAGCATAATAGCAAGTGTGAGGAGCGATGATAATTTTCTGGGAAACTACCTCACCGAACTTATAAGTGATGGTGTTCGGAGTGTATTCATCAGATCCACCAAACCCGATGAAATCGCCTTGATAGATACATTCGAAACGAGGCAACCAATCAAAACAAGCGTGAAGAATGTCTGCAACTTCACCTTGATAGAATTGATCAATCTCATCATGATTGTGAGCGATACGAATTTTTTTCTTGTTAAAGACTGCCTTGGTTCCTACAAAGAATTCACGATTAGCAGGATCAGTTCCCCACACAATTGCAGGGGCACCGTCAATCTTAACCGACAGATTGCCCTTGGCAGTAAACCAATCCAGGACAGAAAGATCACCCGTGAGGATAGAATCTTCGGGGTGTTCGATGTGTGTGTTTTTCATACTGTTAGTATTGCACGGATTGGGGGGTATCGCAACCCCCCTTGTGCCACTTGTTCAACTGTCCTCCAGCAGATCGGGATAGTAAGACTCAACCTCAGAAATCAGTTCCTCATCAGTATAACTGGTGAGATTTTCTTCCATCTGATCACCAACAATCTGCAGCAAATCTTTGGTGCTCATGTTATCAAGCAAACGGTCAATGTATGCTTCAACCAGTGCTTCACGATCGAAAGTGTTAGTCATCAGTCGTTGGTGGGGTGATTTACAATTTGGTCTTCAATTTGGTTCGCAAGTTCTTCCATCCACTCACGAACTTCATCATCTTCGTATTGTGCATTGTCCCGCACAATACGCATCAGAAAGTCAATTTGCTCATCATCGAAATGATACTCTTTCAACATCAGACTTCATCCCTCATTTCAGAATGTGACGATAATCAATGGATTTGATACACCAACCTGTAGCACATGTGATTTCTTCTACTAAATCATCCTCATCATCTGCCTCCCAGATTTGACCAATCGTTTCGTCGATGATTTGTTGTTGCTCACTTTCATCCCAGACGTAAGACTCAAAATCAAACTCGATTTCGGTGACTTGGAACTGCATTTCAGTAATCGTAGTTAGCGTTCAGGTACTCATTAACATCGAACTTTTCATCACGAAGTTCGGGAATGTCAAGGTCAAAAATCTCACCAGGCATGTCTTGGATTTCAGACCAGAGTTCATCAAACATGGGCGTTTTTCAGGAACGAATGTAATGTAGAACGGATTGGGGGATTCCGCAACCCCCCTTGTGCCACTTTCGCAACTGGCACAAGAATTCTTATACAAACTCCGCAAGATA